ACAAGAAATTCCCATACACAGAAAAAGGCGAGAAAGAAGCCAAAGAGTATGGCAAGAAGAAATCTATGCCCGTTACTGTAATGATTGCTATTGGTAAGCCTAAAGCTATGCCTACCCGTGGTGGTCGTACTGCTACTAACATGATGAAAAAGTCTGGACGAGGTAAATAATGTCTTCTTTAACTGCTCCCGTTACGCTTCTTAGCTCTGTTACTGCTACAGGTGCTTCTAAAGCTGTTCAGGTAGATGCTGGTATGCCAGCAATTCTGCACGTTACAGGTATCACAACTGCTACTGTTGCCCTTCAAGGTAGTCTTGATGGCACAACATTTAGCACTGTTGGCACTGCTTTAACGGCTGATGGCTTTGTTACTTTGGCTAATGCTCCTAAATATTTGAGAGCCAATTGCACAGCGTATACATCTGGAACAATCATCGCAAAGATATTGTACTGATATGAAAACTAAAGCCCAAAAGAAGATCAGCAAAGTGATGACTGAGTTTGGTAAGGGCAAGTTGACTACCAATAAAAAGGTCGTTACTAATCCAAAACAGGCTGTGGCTATTGCTTTATCCGAAGCAGGTATGTCTAAACCAAAGGGTAAGAAATGAAACAAGGTTTATACGCTAACATCAATGCCAAACAAGAACGCATCAAAGCGGGTTCTAAGGAAAAGATGCGTAAGGTTGGTTCTAAAGGTGCTCCTACTGAGGCGGCATTTAAGGCTGCGGCTAAGACCGCAAAGAAGAAATGAAATCTCCTGTTTGGCAAACAAAAGCAGGGAAATCTGCTTCTGGGGGCTTGAATGCTAAAGGAAGAGCATCGTATAATGCAGAAACAGGTGGCAATTTAAAACCACCAGTCAAGTCGGGAGATAACCCTCGTAGGGCATCCTTTTTAGCACGAATGGGCAATATGCCTGGCGCTGAGATGAAAGATGGAAAGCCTACCCGACTTTTACTTTCTCTTAGAGCTTGGGGCGCAACGTCCAAGGAAGACGCTAAAGCTAAGGCTAAAGCGATCTCTAAGAGGAATAGTAAATGAGGCCAGTATCAGTCGGACTTAACCCCACAGCAAATACGCTGACAACTGTTTATACAGTTCCTACGGGTTATTACGCCAAGTTTACTGTGATGTACATTCACAATACTGGTGGTTCGACTAAGCACATTACTGTTCAATGGTATGACGCAAGTGCGGCTACTACCTTAGATATTCTCACTGCTTACAATTTGACTTCTAAAGAATACCTACAGTTTGATGGTGTTGCTTACATCGTTTTAGAAGAGGGCGATAGGCTTCAAATTACTACTGAAGCGGGTAGTTCCTTCAGTTTTATTGCCACATTTGAGGTTCAGGGAGCACAACGAACATGACCTACTTAGAACTTGTGAATGACGTTCTCACCCGTTTGCGTGAGACTAATGTTTCTACAGTATCAGAAACAACTTATTCCGCATTGGTTGGCAAGTTTGTCAACGATGCTAAACGTCAGATTGAAGACTCCTATAATTGGAATGTCTTGGGACAAACAATTACAGTTACTACCACCAGTGGCACAAGCTCATATTCATTGACGGGTGCGGGTCAGAAGTTTCGTATCAATGATGCTATCAACACTACCAGTGTTATAACTTTAGATAACACCACTACTGCGGATATGAACCGCAAGTTAAACTTTGGCACACCTTCACAGTCTATTCCTAGCGAGTTTTGCTTTAACGGCGTAGATGGTAGTGGCGACACAAAGATTGACCTGTTTCCTGTTCCCGATGGTGTCTATACACTTAAATTTGATTTGACCATCCCACAGGCTAATCTGTCTGCTGATGGTACTTCAGTAAAGGTATTGGACTACTTGGTTACTCAAAGTGCCTATGCTCGTGGTTTGATTGAGCGTGGTGAGGACGGAGGCACTGCTTCTAATGAGGCGTACGCTTTGTTCCGTGGAATGCTATCTGACGCTATTGCATTAGAAAGCACTCGTTACCCTGAAGATAACTTTGTGGCGGTCTAATGGCAGCTCCTCTACAAAGTCAAAGCATTAGCGCACCAGGCTTCTATGGCCTGAACACGCAAGACTCGCCTTTAGATTTATCTTCTGGCTTTGCTTTAACTGCGTCTAATTGTGTGATTGACCAATTTGGTCGTATTGGCGCACGTAAGGGCTTTACTCTTGTTAACGCTTCATCAGGCAATCTAGGCTCTAACAATGTGGGTGTAATCCATGAGTTAGTCCAAACTGATGGCACTTTGACTGTTTTGTTTGCTGGCAATAACAAGTTATTCAAACTTGGTACTTCTAACGCAGTGACTGAGTTGACCTATGGTGGTGGCGGTTCTGCTCCTACTATTACGGCATCTAATTGGCAATGTGCATCTTTGAATGGCATAGCTTACTTTTTCCAAACTGGTCACGATCCACTCATCTTTGATCCCGCTGTTAGCACAACGACATTTAGACGGGTATCTGAGAAGTCAGGCTATGTTGCAACTGTTCCTCAAGCAAACATTGCCATCTCAGCTTTTGGTCGCTTGTGGGCGGCTAATACATCCACAGATAAGGTCACGATTACCTTCTCAGACCTGATTGCGGGTCATGTATGGTCTGGTGGTACTTCAGGAACATTGGATGTTTCTAGGGTTTGGCCTAATGGTGCTGATGAGATCATGGGTCTAGCGGCTCACAATGATTTCTTTTTCATCTTTGGTAAACGGCAAATTCTTGTTTATTCTGGTGCTTCTACTCCCGCATCCTTAGTTCTTTCAGACACAGTAGGCTCTATTGGCTGTATTGCTAGAGACACTATTCAGTCAATTGGTACTGATGTGATCTTTTTGTCGGATTCTGGTGTTCGTTCTCTGATGAGGACAATCCAAGAGAAGTCTGCACCCCTCAGAGACTTGTCTAAGAATGTGCGTTCTGACCTTATTTCATCTTTGGCGGTAGAGACTTTGGCTAATCTAAAGTCTGTTTACTCAGAGAAGAATGCCTTTTACTTGTTGACTCTTCCAGTAACAGGTCAAGTCTTTTGTTTTGATACAAAAATGCAATTGCAAGATGGTGCTTTTAGAGTAACCAAGTGGGACTCAATTACGCCTACGGCTTTGTACTCACTCAGAAATGGTGATCTGTATATTGGTAAGAGTGGCTTTATTGGCAAGTATGGAAGTTTCTTAGATAACACTTCTACTTACCGATTAAGCTACTTCACCAACCATGCAGACCTTGGTAATGAGAATCAGATTTCTATTCTCAAACGAATTAAGGCCATCATCATTGGTGGCTCTAACCAGTTTGTAACGATCAAGTGGGGCTTTGACTTTGCTGCCAACTATTTGTCAGGAAATGCTTTTATCCCTGAACAACAGAACTACGAGTATGGTTTAGCTGAGTACGGCACAGCAGAATACTCAGGTGGACTCTTGATTAAGACACTAGATGTAAATGCGTCTGGTGCGGGTAAAATTGTTCAAACAGGTTACGAAACCACTATCAACGGCACTCAACTGTCAATTCAGAAGATTGAAATTCAATCTAAGAACGGGAAAATATCATGAGTGCACTTCTAAAAGTTGTTAAGACTTCAAAAGTTTGTGGATGGTGCAAAATTGATAAACCCTTAACTGATTACACAAAGAACAATGCGGCTTCAGATGGCTTGCAATACAAATGTAGAACTTGTGATTTAGCCTATCAAGCAAAACGCAGGGCTGAAAATTACGAAGAAGATCTTGAATACTCTCGGACATATCAACGCAATAGACGCAAAAACTTTGACTATCGCTTGCAAATGTTAATTAACGCATCAAAGCAACGAGCAAAAAATAAAGATCGTGAGCATGCGATTACTGTTGAAGATGTGAAAGCAATCTATCCTAAAGATGGATGTTGCCCTATTTTTGGAATGAAATTAGAATTCAATACTGCTGGATTTAGAGAAACAAGTCCTAGTATTGACCGCATAGATTCAACAAAAGGTTACACACCAGATAACATTCAAATTATTTCTTGGAAAGCAAACCGAGTTAAAGGTTATGCAACTTTACAAGAGTTGGAAATGTTAGTGGCATATTTGAAATACGGAGAATGACATGAGCCAATACACAAAAAGTACCAACTTTGCGACTAAAGATAACCTCACGCCTGGTGATCCACTCAAGGTCGTGCGAGGTACTGAGATTGATACTGAGTACAACAACATTGCTACTGCCATTGCGACTAAGACAGATAACTCTGCTGCCGCTATCACGGGCGGTTCAATTACTGGTATTACAGACTTAGCGGTTGCTGATGGCGGTACAGGTGCTTCTACTGCGGCTGGTGCTCTGAATAACTTGTTGCCAAGCCAAACCTCTGCGGCTAACAAGTATCTCCAATCGGATGGTACTAACGCTTCTTGGGATGCGGTCACTCTTTCTACTGCTGACATCACAGGCACTCTTCCTGTTCTTAATGGTGGTACGGGCGTAACTACAAGCACAGGAACAACCAATGTTGTGTTGTCAAACTCGCCAACGCTAGTAACCCCTGCCCTTGGAACACCAAGTTCCGCAGTGTTAACAAATGCTACGGGTCTGCCAATTTCTACGGGTGTGAGTGGTTTAGGTACTGGTGTAGCTACTTTCTTGGGTACACCATCATCTGCTAACTTGGCTTCTGCCGTTACTGACGAAACAGGTAGTGGTGCTTTGGTGTTTGCCAATAGCCCTACTTTGGTAACTCCTGCTCTAGGAACTCCATCAGCCTTGGTTGGAACAAACATCACAGGCACTGCTTCTGGTTTAACAGCGGGTAACGTCACAACTAATGCAAACCTTACAGGTGCAGTTGCTTCTGTTGGTAATGCAACATCTTTAGGTTCATTTACTTCATCTCAATTAGCGGGTGCTTTGACAGACGAAACAGGAACAGGATCAGCAGTGTTTGCTACCTCTCCTACCCTAGTTACACCTATCCTTGGAACACCTACTAGCGCAACTTTAACGAACGCTACAGGTCTTCCTATTGCTACAGGTGTATCAGGTTTAGGAACTGGTGTAGCAACGGCTCTAGCGGTCAATGTAGGTTCTTCTGGCGCACCTTTGGTCAATGGTGGTGTGCTTGGAACTCCATCTAGCGGTACTGCTACAAACTTAACTGGTTTGCCTTTGACAACTGGCGTGACAGGAACACTACCTACTGCCAATGGCGGTACAAACCTAACATCATTCACATCAGGCGGTGTGGTTTACGCCTCTAGTTCTAGTGCATTGGCTACTGGCTCTGCGCTTACTTTTGATGGGACTAATTTAAGTTTTTCAACTGGTGGTTTATATCTTCCCTATGACCAAGCCCTTTATTTTAAAAATTTAAGCGGCACAAACAGACAAATTCTTGCTTACGCAAATAACACATATCTTGATGGTGCTGATGGTTCTATTATTTTTAGAACAGGTACATCACCATCTGAAGGTCTGCGCCTCACATCCACAAGCCTTTATACGGCTAGTGGAATCAATGTAGGTATTGGTACAAGTTCGCCTGCTAACAAACTTCATGTTTACGGAACTTCTGTTGTCAGTTTGTTTGAATCATCAGGTACTGAGGTATTTTCTGGTTACAAGAACACAGGCGGTACAAGTTATGTAGGTGCTCGTAGCACAGCACTTACTTTTGATACTGGCGGAACAGAGCGTATGCGCCTCGACTCCTCAGGCAATCTAGGCTTGGGCGTTGCTCCGAGTGCTTGGGGTACATCATTTAAAGTTTTGCAATTTGCAAATGCGGCAAGTATTGGCAGTTCAAATGACCCAACATTGCAGATTACACAGAATGGTTTTTATAACGGGACAAATTGGATTTACAGCACTACCGCACCTGTTTCAAATTACTACCAATATGCAGGTACTCATGTATGGCGTAATGCCCCATCAGGCACAGCAGGAAACACTATCTCCTTTACTCAGGCGATGACTCTGGATGCAAGTGGTAATTTGGCAATTGGAACTACTACTGCAACAGACAGACTTACAGTGACAGGCGGTGATGCTAGGGTAAACGGGCCAAATAACGTTTTCTTTAAACTTAGTGGTGCAGCGGTTAATGAAAAGCATATTGATTTTTATCACGACACTACTTTGGCATTTGAGAATTTTTTAAATGGTTCTAATGACTTTATTTGGCGCACAAGGGTAGGTGGCCTGACAGAACGAGCCAGAATACCTAGTACAGGCGGTATTCAATCAGTAACAACAATCTCAGTTGGTAACGCTACCCCCTCAACAAGCGGTGCTGGCATCACATTCCCTGCTACTCAATCAGCATCATCAGACGCTAATACGTTGGATGATTATGAGGAGGGGACTTGGACACCTACTAGCGGTGTTGGCACTGCAACTGCAAACTCTGGTATTTACACAAAAATTGGTAGACAAGTTACTGTAATTGGAACATTGACGTTCCCTGTTCAAACAGATGCAAACCTTGCGTCAATTACAGGGCTTCCTTTTACTTCTATAAATAGCAATGGTTCTGGTGGAACTGTAAGGTTTAGCGATTTTGGGGCTACTTTTTTCTTGTATGGCGAGCCAAATCAATCAATTATAAATATATATAACACTGCTGGTGCAAGCATAATTTACACAGCCATGAGTGGCAAACGTGTTGATTTTGCCATGACTTATTTTGTTTAATTAAAGGAAAATCATGTCTACATTTACCGAAGTTACATACATCTCCCAGTTTGATATTCAACCTAATGGTTGCATAGGTGTTCAAAAAACAACCGAGGTTTCAAAAGATGGCGTTGTCATATCGTCAACTTACTGGCGCACAACTCTAGTACCCAATGACCCACAAGCATCAACAGTATTGGATGAGGCTTATTACTTGAGCATTGCCACATACGCTTGGACTCAGACATCTCCACAACCTTACGTTCCACCAACACCTCCCGAGGCTTGAACATGACTACTACTTGGAAAATTACTCAGACTGACTATGAAACCTCCAACGGGTTCATTATTACTGGTCACTGGACTGCAACTGCGGTTGATGGCGATTACACGGCTTCTATCTACTCCACAGCATCTTGGCAAGCAGGAACACCCAATATCCCTTATGCCTCAGTTACTGAAGCTGAAGTATTGAATTGGGTGTGGGCTAATGG